TTACTTTCAGCCTGTCTATCAAGCGACCCATGCTTACTCAACTTGTCTTCTTGCTACTATATCATCAATTCTAAGTATAGAATTTGTCACTTCGCTTGCGCTAAGTACTGCTTGTTTGACAAGTTCTGTAGGTTCAAATACGCCCATATCCGCCAAGTTAATAACTCCACCTTCCTCAACATTAGGACCAAAAAAAGTATTACCACGCAGTATTTCATGTCGCATAGCGAGTATAGTATCTAGCGGGTCATGACCTGCATTCTCGGATATAGTAGCAGGTATAATCTCAAGAGCATCAGCAAAGGCTTCTATAGCCATTTGCGCCCTACCACCTATCTGTGCCGCATGTTGTCGTAGATGTGCCGCCATACGAGCGTATGCAATACCACCGCCAATAACGAAGTTCTTGTTCTTTAACACTAAAGATACTACACCGAGAGCATCATCAAATCCTCTCTCTACTTCTTCAAGTGTATGACTTGTAGCACCACGAAGCACTAGAGTAGCCTCATTATGTTTCTTTTTACTTTCAACAAATAGATACCATACATCATTATGTTTTTCACGCTTTACAGACGCTACAGATGATGATTCAATCTCATCGGGGGTTTGGTACACACTTGCTTTAGTGATTCTTGACAATGCTCTAAGAGAAGACTCCGGTACACGGCGTACTACCATGATGTTGTTCTTCTTTAGATATGCACATACATGGTCGTTTACTGCATCACGAACAAATACTACACCACCTTTAGGTAGTGCTTCTACTATGTTCTTTGCTAGTGAAATTAATGTTGTCTTACCCGATGCTTTGTAAGTTTGATATGACTTAGCATCAAGTTGAACTTGTACATTATCTTCACTTTTCTCATTTTCAAGACCTGTATTAATTAATAATATATTATCGTAAGAGTCATCTCCATCTAAAACATAATCCTTGTTTACAATACTTCCACTGTAAAGATACGAGTCTTCTAGTGAGCCACCGGGGAAAGATACTACCTTTACGCTTTCAGCATCTCCCGCTTTCTCTACTGCTGATACACATAACTCCGCTACAGTATCAATAGCATTCTCTAATGTTTTACCTGTAATAGCGGTCTTTGCTACTGAAATCAATGTATCTCTACAGTTTTCTGCTGATAAAGAAATTTCATCGTTAAGGTATTTTATCGCCATACCTGTTGCTTCATGATAACCACGACAAATAACATTCGGGTGTAGCCCACGCTCAAACAACGCTTCACTGTTAGCCAACAATTGACCTGCTAGTATAACTGTACTTGTTGTACCATCATAACATAGACTCTCTTGGGTCTTTGCTACTTCTACAATCATCTTACCACCGGGATGAGATACATCAAGTTCACGCAAGATGGTAGCACCATCATTTGTCACAATGACATTACCACCACCGTCTAACATTAGTTTGTCCATACCCATAGGACCAAGTGTAGACTTTACCGTTTCCGATACTGTCTTTGCCGCCCTTATGTTGTGTATCTGTGCTTTACTCTTTTTACTCTCTATTTCCGCCATTACCAATCAACCTCTATTGTATTTATTTCTCCCGTTTCTAAATTTCTTGATTTGATATAACCTTCACTTTTTCCAAAATTATACAAATCAAATGTGAGTTGTGCATCACTTAGACAATACTTTGCTACATCGTCGTACTGCCCCGCCCTCCACGCTATAGGCGCATCTTCACTGTTCATTAACTTATTGTCCTCTAAAGTGGTCTTTATCAGTATTCCAAGTGAAGTATCTACTTTACCAAGCGACATAGCCGCCTTCTGTACAAGGTGTTTTGTGTCAATAATACTTTCAGTCTTACTTAACAAATCTCCGGCAGTATAACAATCAAGAGAATCACGCAGTACAGGTAAGTCAAATCCTTTTATGTTGTGTCCTATTATGACACCACCCTTCGCTACATGGTCGGCTAAATCATCACCTAGTGTACGAGGGTGAAGTGCTTTTACTGTTGCATCTATATCTAAACTTTTATTACAATAGATAGTGCCTTCATTCCCATTCCAAGTAGCAACTACCGTTGGGTCAAAGGAAGCGGTTTTATCCCAACCACCTATCTCCCAAGAGAAATTACTTGTTTCAATATCTAATGCTAATATATCAGTCATGATTCTTCGCACCTTTTCTACGGAGATAAACCCTTCCACTTGATTTTTTACGATTAAATAACTTACTTGAAAAATCCTTAAAGTGTCTTTCAACTGTTGCTTTTGAAACACCTACATTAGATATGTACTGTTGGTACACAGAAGCCTGTCTTCGCCACCCATCACCATTACCGTCAAGTTCATACGCCGTACATTCATTGTATGCTTTTATCATATCTTCATGGATTTTACCTTCTTTGCCTTTGTTTCCACCTATCTCAACTGAATCTTCTAACCAAGATATTAAATTTTTAAATAAGTCTAAAAGTATTTCAAAAGCCATATCTACATGTTGTGCGCCAATTACCCATTTCTTATCCAATACCGCCATGTGTAATGAAATAATAGCAAGGTAGTTTTCAATAGCAGGTGTAAATGATGCTACAATCTCGGACATACTCGCTGACATGTTTCTTAACAAATCAAACACTTCATCGCTTGCTTGATACAACGCAGTTTCATAGTCTTCTTCTACAGTAAACATATCCCACATATACTGTTGTGTTATTTCTTCTTGTTCTTCACGACTCATTTCTGTCCATTGTGTAAATGTTAATTCTGCAAAGTTAAGTAGTCTATCTCTTACTCTCTTTTCGGTTTCTTTAAAGTAATCATACAAGTCATCTTTTGTCAAATCAATAACTTTTGGTTTTTTATAGAAAGTAGCAAGTCTTGTATTACTCACTTCTTGTCGCATGTCCATATCCCAATGCGCCCAAAAGAGTAATACTCTTTGAAATATACCTTTGGTAAGAACATACTCTTTAACATTCTTTGGAGGATATGTAGTAATCCAAAGTGATACTAATGACTCACATTTGATAATATCACCCTTCATTGGTTTAGTCAAAATGTTTCCACCACTACCCACTGAATTACAGGCAGTTTGTAGATACAATACAGTTTCTTGACTGTGCTTGTTAGGAGTAAGAATAATAGAACCTTCATCAACATTCAACCCTTTTTGCCCTGCTAACAAACCTTTGACTGTTTCAGTTTCACCTGTAGGTTTACCGTTCTCATCGTATACAGGTTTGTTAGAACCTATCAATCCCGCATCTGTACCTGTAGAATATAACTCATAATCTAATTCAGCATTGTTCATTACATCTCCAATGAAGTTCCACGCAACGGATTTACCTGTTCTTGAAGGCTGAATCCAAAATATGTGTACTCTTGGGTCTAAGTGGGAATCACTTGTTGGTATTCTTACATAAGGTAGTATCGCTTGTCCTTGTATAAAGAAAAACGATAGCAAACCCGGTATCTCATTTCTCATAGATGTTTGAGAAAAATGATGGAGATACGCTTGTAGTGTGTCAAACTTTTTTACTGCGCCGTAATTTTTGTAATCCATAATATCAACCTTCTATTCTTTAACAGTTTATATATCATTTTTATCTTCTAACCCTTCTTGTCTAACTGCATCTTCACTTGTTAATACTTTAATTATTAATTTTCTTCGCACTTCGCCAAGTCCTTTAATTTGTTTTAGTGATTCGGGAAAGCACATTTCTTCTATGCTACCACATTTCTCAAGTATTCTTTCCGCCATTTCACGCCCTATACCCGGTATAGTCATTATCATGTCCAAGCGTAAGTCATTACTTCCTACCCTGCGTATGGTATGCGCTCCGTGTTTACTTGCGGGTTTGTGTAGTTTATCATGTAGTTTAACAATGAACTGCGCCGCCTCACTTGTATTAGTGCTAAAGAAAACTTGACAGTCAAAATCAGCCATTACTCTAGCCATATATCCTGTGAATGTGTCTTGTAATGCACCAATTGATTTATTGATACCAAATTGTTTTCTCATAAATTGAGCATGTTTAGAAATTGTACCATGCACTACAAGAAAGAATCTTTCAACATTAGCATCCATGTTGTCTAACTGTTTTTGTAAATGTCCACTAAACATTGATTGGTAAAAATCTGTGACACTTTTAGCCTCCACTAACGCCCCGCCCAACTTGTAATCTCCTACAACTAACGCTTGTCTTACCACTGTAAGTCCGGCACTTTTCGCTCGTCTTTCTACTGCATCACACAATAGACCTCTTTCATTACTATCTATAATTAAATCAATTTTCGCCATTACTTTCACCTTGATTTTTATGATGACCGCAATATCCATTTATAGCGATACCTCTACACCTTTTACCTGTACCTTTAGCGATACCTTTACAAAAAACCCATTCGGGTAAATTATCTCTATCACTTAAACAAGTCAAACAAATATTAATTTTTGACTTTGACCTACAACCTAATCCTTTCTTACATATTATACAGGAATGTGCATGTATAGTATGTTTCTTTTCAAAATACTTATCAAATATATTACTCATTTTTATTCGCTCCAATCTCCACTTCCGTCATAAAATTGACACTTCCCGATACAAAATCCTTCATCGTATAGGGTAGTACATGTAGCGTGTGGATAACCCGCCATGACTATGCTCGCAACTTGTTGTTCCGTTATGTCTTTGTTATAATCTACCCAATTCTGCCCTCCACAGAACTTAGATATAATCTTTACATGCTTTTCTTTATCCTCTTTTGATATTTTCCAAGCAGGGAAAAACATACGGAATCTATCTGCTAAGTAAGATGCAAGATGAAATCTCGCACGATGTGTAGGGTTTCCTCCACCTAACGCCGCTTGAGATAAACAAGGTAGTATAATTATGTCGTCTAAAAACACAGTCGGTATCTCAATAGGTTTTATGTCGCTCATATTCATAATCTTACTTTTAATTACTTTAAATGTTAATTTATTTTCCCCTAGCGGAATATAACCCGATTGACTTTCTTGTGCCTTGTCCATGTAATAATCAAAATCACCGCTTAGAATATCCTCACTTGTAAGTGGTATGCTCCAACATTCCCTTCTTGCATTGTAAGAGTTAGGTATGCGTATCATACCGCTTGTATCAAACGCTACAGTGGGGTCATTACATCGTAAACTACCTATTCTCTTTTCCCAAGAGTTAATCAGTACTCTCCCCGAATGTTTTATCCTTGACAACTCATTACCGCTTTTAGGACTTAGTGTTTCACTTAGGGGAATCCATACATGAAATCCACCACCGCTAAACCATACAAAGTGTAAGGTATTATCTTTAATTAGCATTTTATGTAATCGTTTTACTTCTGCATGAGGTTTCTCAAACTCTACATCTTCTCCACCATTCTTGAAATCTTTACAATCAAAGTCCATTACAAAATGATGTATGTTAGGAGTATTGTAGTCTACTCTATGGTGTTTAGGTGCTTTGGTTTCATTGTACCCATAAGCAGTAAAATATACATTACCACTACCGTTCTTCCCCTTCCAATATCTTTCTAACTCACTACTGTCTTTAACCAATCTTCTCCAACCCCTCGCTCCCGAACTAGGTAGTTCAAGAACTTCACGAGGGAAGTCAATAGGCACAAAGGGCATGTAATCACCGTAGAGAAAACAATTTATCGTCAAGATGTTCTTTTATCTCACTATAAGTTTGTATTACATTATCTACCTTCAACAATGAAGGGTGTACTGAATATGTTAATTCGTAAGGGTGTGAAACTCTTTTTTCACCAAGTCCAAAGCCGAACTCATCTAATGTGGTTTGTCGCATTACATTAGCCATTTCCCACTTCTTACTTCTCATGCTTTTAGAAACATGTACTCTTACGAGTATATCATCTCTATTAGCAAACTCATTCAATACTTTCTCCATTAATACTACTACTTCTTTCATTATTCTTCCTCTCCTATATTATCTAAATATTCATCTGTTATTGTCCAAAATTCACAATGGTCTTCAAAACTACACCATTTACACTTTAGGTTTTGTTCCTCCATAGGTAAACCCTCTTTGAATTTACCAAGAAAGGGCATAGCAGGGAAGTCCATTTCTATGTGTGCTTTGATGAGTTTAACTAAACTCTTTTCTACACTTCTCATAGCGTACTTCCCACCGCCCTTTGCATCTTCATAATGTATTGTTGGACCATCACCACCGTTTATGCCTCCACCCGGAAACTCCCACCCCCAATGGGTTATAGGTAAATATTCTTGATGTGGACTATGCTCCAACATCATTTTGTAAAACGCCATTTCCTTCCTCATAGAACCCGGTTTGTTCTTGTTATACTTACCCGTCTTCAATTCCATAAGAGCAAAACCATCACCGTCAGCAAATAGTGTATCAATAAATCCATTCATGTGTATAGGTATTTGTTCACCATCTACCTCAACAAACCTTGTTGCTTGTATGTTAGCCTCTACACCCACAGGTCGCCATTGTTCACCTTGTGTAGAAATCAATCTTGTAAATTGCCAATTTAACCATTGTTCTATTTGTTCATCTTCACCAAACTCATAAGGTGATGGAGGGGCAGGTACAACACTGAAAAACAATTTTATCGCTTCTCTTTCCTGTCCTTCATTAACTAACTTTAACACTAATTTTTCTTGTTCGTCGGTGAAATTAGCCCAAAACCATTCCATCACATCGTGAACATTCAATCCTCTAATGTGATGGTCTTCTTGTTCTCCCCTCAATCCTTTGAACTTCTCTATGTAATATTGTTGTGGACACCAACCAAATGTACCTAGACTTGACTTTGTAATTCTCAAAATACTACCGTCTTGTAAATTAGGATTCCATGCGTATGTGCTACGCTTGTATGATTCAGCCTCCTTCTCATTACCCGTTTCTCTTAGGTAATCATCTATCTTTGGGCGACTATCATCACCATTGGGGTTGTATCTCATACATATCTACCTTGCCATTCTTTCAATCTCTTTTCTTTACAAGATGCACAAAGCCAATTTCTCATCTTCGCTTTAGCATATCCGTTGTACTTGAAACATATAGTACCACGAGGATAACCACTACACCTTCCATCAGTCATTCATTCAACTCCTTTAGTAAATCAACAATCTCTTTTCTATTAGCGTACTTTTTGTAATCTTGAATAAGACGCTCTACATACACTGCGGCATCCATCAGTTCTTCCTGTAAATGTGTAAGCCATTCTACAATATTCAAGTCTGTTCTTTCCATTGAAACGCCATACTTAGCCTTACCAACTTCTGCTCTTTGTTGTATCTTCTTACAAACTTCATCTTCATGTTTACTCATTCTTCCTCACTCCAATTAGCATCAAGCCCTGTTCCCGAAGTTTGAATCCAACTAAATTGAACCCTTTTATCTATCAAATCCAAAAACTTTTCAGCCTCAACCCTTGCTTCTTCTGCACATCTTTTACAGTGAAACTTACCTTCAAACTCCGGCCTGTGTATTAACGGTTTTTTACATATTACTCTTTTCATGTATTCAACCTCCTACTAAATTCCTTTATTTGATTTTTCATTTTCGTGTTAGATGATTTGTAATTCTTTACCAATTTTTCTAATTCTTCTATTCGTGCCTCAATCCTTTTTGATTTAGTTATAGCCGTAGCAATATTATCCATCATACTACCATACTTTTCTTTGATAGAATCCTCTACAATTTTATGTACAATAGGCTCTATACCTTTTGATATTTGATGTTGAACTTCAACTGCAATAGTGCTATGTAATACATCTATTGATGTGGTTAAATCAGCAATCTTTTTATCCATATTTTCTATAGTTCCTATAGCATCAAGAGTTTTATTACTCATGGCTCTATATCTATTCTTTCCTTTGCTTGCCCTACAATCGGGGCATATTGCTTCTTTTGATTTCATAGAGAATTTCTTAAAAGATTCTCCACAAGTTCTACATACTCTTACCATACTCATTTTATCACCAATACTTTTTAGGAATACGCCTTTCAGTTAATTTTTCTAAATCCCAATCAAGAGTTTCGTACACAAGTTTTAGTTTCTTAGTAATCCATTTTTCTACTACCGTATTCCAATCAATATCATATCCTCTAAGTTGAGATTCATCTTCATAGGCTATCACATTACATGGTGGTTGCCCTTCCGGTACACCATCAATGAATACCCATTTGATTCCTTCACCCTTACCGAATGAAGTATTGAGATGTTCATTAGCGTACCTTGCCGCCTTAGCAGGGTTAGGTACTACTTTATCATACTCATGTAAGTGTTTAGACAAACGCCCGTATGCGCTTACAGATTCTACAGGCTCATTACCTTTGTATACATTCTTTACAATCGGTCTAACTACTTGCCATACTTCTTCCTCACCCTTACCTGTAGCAATCATAGTGAATGCCGTTTTCTGTACTCGTTTACATATTGGTGTAGCATTAGACGCTTTAACTTCAAAGCCTGTGACCTTCATTTGACCTGCATCTTCTTCCGGCCATACTTTAATTCCAAAGTTTCTATTCTTTGTAGCCGCAGTAATCCAATAGTCAAAGTACGCTTCAAGTTCTACATCAAGATACTTTAGATTCATTTCATTCTGTGCTACATCAGTAAGATACTTAGAAATCTCCTGTGCCTTGTCAAATGGTACTTTGATGTACGCTGAATCCGTATGACCCGCTAAGGGTATGAATCCCTTTTCAGCACTTTTCTCCGTAAGCATAGTGATAGATTCTCTACCTAAGTAAGTAATACATTGAGCGATAGGATAACTACTCCATTGACCCGCTACCACTTTACTTCCCGTCATACCGTATATTGCATTGACCGCAACCTTCACGGCCATTTGAAGCATGTTGTACCCTAGTTTAGTATCAGCATCATCAGCCTCGTACATGAGCGACTTGTACTTCTTTCTCAAGTCTAACATATCTTTGACTACAGAAGGCAACAACCCCATCTTGTCTTGTCGCCAATGAAATGTACCGCCCGTACCCGCTATAGCAGTGCCGTTAGCATCATACTTTGGTGGTACTTTAATTGTTAAAATATTCTCGCCTCCCGAATCTACCAATGTTGTATAACATAGATTAGCGGAGAGTATGATGTTAGGATATAGAGAAGCAAAGTCTACCAATGCTACTCCTTCATGTCTACCCGCTACAGGAGGCATAACCCATGCGGCCTGTAGTTCGGGTCTTTGTTCCTTGTAAGACGATGGTGCTTTCAAGTCTGTACGCCTACCCATCAACCCTCTAAAGTATCTAGTCACCTTGTGAGTACTACCGAATGATACTCCGGCTAATTGTTGCATGGCTATGTGATATGAAATACAATTTAGTTTCTCATCACAGTCACGCAATAGA